CTTACTTTAACCAAGTAAACAACGATCGTAATGAGGCTTTAGAAAACGATGTTTTGAAGGAACAGCACCCAAGCATGCCAATCAATCAAGAACGGCAGGCACGTGTAACCTTTGGTGGTACAAAGAAGGACTAATTTTTTAGTAATTCCTATCCACCGTAAACAACTAAACCTTTAAGGAGGATAACAATATGGCTAATAAAGATGCCGCATTTGGTATGAGACCTGTAGGAACGTTGAGCGGTCAAAGCAACATGCAAACTAATGAGTACTTCATTGCAGACAATGAAGCATCTTCTATGTTTCAAGGTGACCCAGTAATTCAACAAGCTAGTAATACTGGCTTTATTGATATTGGTGCAACTGGTAGTGAAACTAACATTGGTGTATTAAATGGTGTTTTAATTGACAACAATCCGTCAACAGGCAAACCATCTTTCCAGAACTTTTACACTCAAACGAATGTAACTTCTGGATCAATAAGAGCTTTTGTATACGATGATCCGTATATGAAGTTTGAAATACAAGGGGATACTGGAACAAACTCTGATGTTACAGATCGTCATGAAGTAGCTGACTACGTAAACATGGGCACAGAATCTGCTAACGGAGTATCCGCAGCAGAACTTGACATGAGTGATTTAGCTGCAACTGATGGTTCGTTAAAAATCGTTGGATTTTCTACAGACCCTGAAAACAATGAACTTGGATCTGCGCACATGAATTACATTGTAATTTGGAATGAGCACACATTCAAAAAAGAACTATAATAGCATTTAGGAGGATTATATGGCTATATCAAGACAACAGCTCGCTAAAGAGCTTGAGCCAGGTCTAAATGCATTATTTGGACTTGAGTATCAAAACTACGAGAATCAACACACGGAGATTTTCGACACTGAAACTAGTGACAGAGCTTTTGAAGAAGAAGTAATGTTAACTGGTTTCGCAAACGCGTCAGTTAAAGCTGAAGGTTCTGCAGTATCTTTCGATAGCGCAAACGAGTCTTTCACTTCACGTTACACTCACGAGACAATTGCTCTCGCTTTCTCTATCACTGAGGAAGCTATTGAGGATAACCTGTATGATAGTATCGCTAAGCGTTATACAAAAGCACTAGCAAGATCTATGGCTAACACGAAGCAAATCAAAGCAGCAAACGTATTAAACAATGCGTTCAGCTCTGGTTCTGCTGGCGGCGACGGGAAAGAGCTTTGCGCTACTGACCACCCAACACAAGCGGGTACTTTCAGTAACGAACTAGCTACTTCCGCAGACCTTAACGAAACATCGTTAGAGCAAGCAATGATTGACATTGCTGCTTTCACTGATGAGCGTGGTCTGAAAATTGCAGCAAGAGGAGTAAAAATGATTATTCCTTCTGAGCTACAATTTACAGCTGAAAGACTGATGAAGACAGCTAACCGTACTGGTACTGCTGATAATGACATCAATGCGATCGTATCTAAAGGTATGATCTCTGGTGGTTATGTAGTGAACAACTACCTAACTGACACTGATGCATTCTTCATTAAGACTGATGTTCCTAACGGATTAAAGATGTTCCAAAGAGCAGCTTTAAAAACTGCTATGGAAGGCGACTTCGATACAGGAAACGTTAGATACAAAGCGAGAGAAAGATACAGCTTCGGCTTCTCTGACCCTCGTGGAATCTTCGGATCTCCAGGTGCTTAATCACTAGATTAAGACTACAATATTAAGGGGCCTTCGGGCCCCTTTTTATTTGCATAAACACGTTTAAAAGCGTATAATTCAACCACTGCATAATTAAATTAGTTAGTATAGACTCGTGCAGTGGATTTTCTCAGGACTATATTAACGGAAAACGGAGACAAAATATGGGTACTACAACTTATTCGGGTCCTTTAAGATCCGAAAGTACAATTAAAACTGTCAGTAAAAATGCATCTACGGGAGCAATTACTGAAATTATAACTATGGGTGACGCACCTGTTGCACTAGGAGATGAAGACAAAACTCTTGATGCTGCAACACACAGTGGTAGAACACTTGTAGTTCCTGCACTTGGCGGCAATAGAACTATAACTTTACCGGCACCAGTTGCTGGTCAAAGCTATAAACTTATCTATGGCGGCGCAGCAGAAGAAGCAGAGAATCTAATTCTATTAACACCAGGAAATACTAATTTCTTTATTGGTGGTGTTGTTCATTTAGATTCTAATGCTGATAACGTATCTGTTTATTCTAACGGAAGCTCTAACTCTAGCTTAACTCTTACAGACTTTGGTTTGTTTGAAATTAACGTTTTAGCTAAAGATAGTACTAATTACTATATTTGGGGTTACCAAGAAGGCGCAGACGTACCTGCATTTGCAGACCAATAATAACTTATGTGGGCCTTCGGGCCCACACGTTCTTGATTAAGGAGGGAACATGGCAGACACAGTAACAGGACCTACAATCCTACAGGAAAACGACAAACGAGTTACAATCAAAATAGTTAATCAATCTGATGGCACTGGTGCTACAACCGTATTTGGTGATGTATCAGCTTTAGCAAACGATGATGAAGGTAACTCAGTAGCACACTTATCATTACAAAGAGTATGGTGGTCATGCGCTAATGGCGATGGCGGCGATGCTTTTGCACGTTTAGATGAAGAAGATTCAGACGGTGATATTCCAATTATAACTTTAATAGACTCAGGATACTGGGACTTTAGAGAGTTTGGTGGTATACCAGCTGATAAATCATCTAACAGTAATCAGAGTGATGTTAACTTTGTTGTACCTGGTGCAGCGGATTCTGGTAATACATATACTTGCATAGCAGAGTTTAAAAAAATTTACTAAGGAGTAGCAGATGCCAAACACTACTTCAGGAACAGCAACGTTCGATAAAACTTTTTCTATTGATGAGGTTATAGAAGAAGCATATCAACGTGTTGGTATAGATCAATTAACCGGATATCAAATTAAATCAGCTAGACGTTCTTTAAATATAATGTTTCAAGAATGGGCTAATAGAGGTTTGCATTATTGGGAACTAAAAGAAACCAACATTGACCTGGTAGAAAATCAAGCTGAATATCATTTCTTTAGAAGTGCAGCAGATGATACTTCTGATTCTAATCGTGCGCAGGCAACCACTAATCAAGTTGATTCTACTATTTTTGGAATTGATGATATTTTAGAGGCAACACACAGAACTAACAGAACGGCTAGTAATCAAGCAGATACTGCTATGACTAAAATAGATAGATCTACTTATTCTGCTTTATCAAATAAATTATCATCAGGTACACCAACACAATACTATGTGCAAAGATTTATAGATAGAGTTACAATAACTGTTTATCCCGTGCCTAACTCAACATCAGCTAGTGCTGATATGCATATTTATTATGTTAAAAGAATAGAAGATGTTGGTGACTATACGAACGCAGGCGACGTACCTTATCGGTTTGTGCCTTGTATGGTATCAGGATTATCTTATTATTTATCACAAAAATATAACCCACAACTAGTGCAACAGAACAAAATGTTGTATGAAGATGAATTAAATAGAGCGTTAACAGAAGATGGTTCTTCTACTAGCACTTATCTAACACCAAAGGTATATTATAGTAATGTCTAATTTTTCTACAGGTAAAAGATCAAAAGCTATTTCTGACAGAAGTGGTATGGCATTTCCATATCAAGAAATGATGAAAGAATGGAATGGTTCTTTTGTGCATAGATCGGAGTTTGAATCTAAACACCCACAAATAGAAAAGAAAGATCATCAAGCTGATTCACAAGCTCTACAAGATGCTAGACCTGACAGAACAGAAAATGCTGTGCCAAATTTATTAAAGACTAATTCTTTTAAAACCGGTAGTTCAGGTAGCGGTGTTATTACTGTAACAGAAGAGAGCCATGGTAGAGCTAGTAGTGACACAGTTAGATTTTACGACGCCGTTAGTTTTGATGGTATTATTGACACTAACATAAACAGGTCTGCAGGATATACAATAACGGTTGTTGATACTGATACTTATACATTTACCGTGGCAACAGATACAGCAACAACTGGTAATATAACAGGAGGAGGTTTCCGCGCTTACGCTGGGCCGGCAACATTAGTAGCATGACAACATACGCAGAACTAACACAACAAATAATAGACTATACTGAGACTGACAGTAATGTTTTAACAACAGCAATTCTTAACGATATTATAGAACACGCTGAATCTAGAATTTTTAGAAATGCAGATTTAGATGTGTTTAAAAAATACAAAACAGCTAACTTAACTATCGGTGATCCGTTTGTGGCTATGCCTGGAGCTACCCCACAGCTTTTTGCTTTTATTAGATACATACAAATTTTTAGTACGGATAATGTGCGAATAACTTTAGAGAAAAAAGATACATCTTTTATTAACGAGTTTATTCCAAATAGAACAACTACTGGAACACCTAAATATTACGCAAATTGGGACAACGACACAATAATACTTGCTCCATCGCCGGATGCAACATATACTGTAGAATTAGCGTATAATGCGCAACCAACAGGACTATCTTCAAGTAACACTACTACTTGGGTTAGTAATAACGCACCAGAAATGTTGCTTTATGCCTGCCTCGTAGAAGCTTTTAAATTTTTAAAAAACCCACAAATGGTTCAAATGTATGAATCATATTATAAACAAGCGTTACAACCGTTTGTTGGTGAACAAATGGGTAGAAGAAGAAGAGACGAATATATGGATGGAGTTCCTAGAATAGCTATTCCATCTGAAAACCCTTAAGGAGAATATATATGGCTAATGTAATTAGTAATGTTTTTAAAGATCAGTTGTTAAAAGGTAACCACAATTTTCAATCAGGTGGCGACACTTATAAACTAGCTTTGTATACTTCATCTAGAACTGCAGCAGCAACCGATTCTGTATTTGATACAACTAATGAGGCAAGTGGTACTAACTATACTAGTGGTGGTAATACTTTAACCAACAACGGTGTAACTGGTGGATCTTCTGCTTCAACTGCTTTTATAGATTTTGCTGATACATCTTTTACTACAGCTACAATCACTGCACAATTTGCACTTATCTATCAATCAAGTGGTGGTGCCAACAGTGCTAGTGCTAATGCAGTTTGTTGGTTAGATTTTGGCGGTGATTTTACAACTACTGGCGGAACTTTTACAATACAATTTCCAGCAGCAGGAACAAGTACAGCAATTATAAGATTGGCATAAGGAGGATAAATGGCGTTAGTACTTAACGAAAGAGTTAAAGAAACTACAACCACAACCGGCACCGGTGCGTTATCCTTGGGTGGTGCACCAACTGGTTTTGAAACTTTTGCTGCAGGTATCGGTAATTCTAACACTACTTACTATGCAATCTTTCACGCAACTGCAGATGAGTTTGAAGTTGGTCTAGGCACCTTAGATGGCGATAGCTCTGATCTTACCCGTACTACTATATATGCTAGTTCTAACAGTGATAGTGCCGTTGACTTTTCTTCTGGTACTAAAACTGTATTTTGTACTATGCCTGCAGCGCGGTCCGTATTCCTGGACGCAGACGGTGACGTTACCCTAGGCGCTAATTTAGATGTTGGTGGTAATCTAACTGTTACTGGCACGACTACATTTAATGGTGGCACCCTAACTCTTGGTGATGCTAATACTGATAATATTGTCTTTGGTGGTGAGGTTGATTCTAATATTATTCCTGATGATGATAATACTTATGACTTAGGTAGCTCATCAAAAGAATGGAAAGATTTATATATTGATGGTGTGGCTTATGTAGATGCTATTAATTTTAATGGTACAGCCATTAGTGCAACTGCTGCAGAATTAAATATCATGGACGGAGTTACGTCTACTGCCGCTGAGTTAAACATATTAGACGGAGTTACGTCTACTGCCGCTGAGTTAAATATATTAGACGGGGTTACAT